CCACGTCCTGCTTGCCACGCTGGCGGGTCAGAATCTTGTCAAACGCACCAGGCAGGATGATCTCGCGGAACTGCGAGCCGCCTTCCCGCAGCGGCAGGCTGAAGCGGTTGTAGACGGCGGCGTATCCAGTGATGACCTGCGTGCCATTGGCCCGCGTCTCAATGGTGAGCTCGGCCTCGGGCACTTCCTCAAAGGCGAGGCAGCGGCGTTCAATTTCCATCGGTAGCGTCCTCCTCTTCGGCCTGGTCTTCGGCGTCATCGGCCGGTGTGTCTTCAACCTCGACGGCTGGCTCGGGCATCGGCTCCGGGGCAGGCGGATCCTGGCCCACCTTGTCCAGCGTGGTCATGTTCAGCTGCACGAAGTGCTTGTCGCCTTCCGGCCCGATTGGGTTGAGGTTCTCAAGCTCGCGGATCTCGTTGATCGTCATCCAGCCGTTTTGCAGGGCCGAGACGTAGTAGGCAGACCGGCTCGCGTGGTCGCCACGCAGCAGGCCCGAGACGCTGTGCTCGGCGAAATACCGCTCGTCATCGACGATGAGGTCGCGGCTGATCGCGGCTTCCCAACGCTTGAGATGCGGCAGCAGGCAGTGCTGCACAAACTCGGTGCCTTGCACCTCTATGTTGCTGTATGTACTGCGTTCCAGGCTCTGGATCATGTGTGGAGGAACGCGAAACGCACGGCAAATCTCGATCACCTGATACTGCCGCGTCTCAAGGAACTGGGCCGCCTCGTTGCTGCCGCTGAGTTCGTGAGCCTTCACGCCATTCGGCAGCACCGCCGTGCGGTGTGCTCGATCCGGCCCACGGTGCATCCGCTCCCACTGTTCACGCAGACGCTCGGCTGCCTCGGCCGGAATCGGGTTGTCACTCTCCAGCACGATGCCCGGCCGGGCACCGTTGCCGAAGTATGTGGACCCGTGGGCCTCCAACGCCTGGGCCAGCCCGATGGCGTTCTGAAAAATCTTGTACGTGGGAATCGCCTTGATGCCGTCCTCGGTCGTGAACCGCAGCGCGAAGATCTGCTCTTGGCTGTAGACCGTCTGCCGGCCGCTCGGCTCGCGGTAGCGATACCGCAGCGTGCCGTCTTCCAGCCGCTCGGCTTCCATCCGAGACGAGTGCAGCGGCCACAGTTCCGAGACGGCACCGCGAGCACCGGGGCGGATCTCGGCGTAGCTCGCACCGTAGTGGAGGTACATGCCCGTCATCCAATCCCGAAACTCTTGGGCCGTCTGCCACGGGTTGGGCTGCATGTGCAGCAGCCGATACACGGGGTGGCTCGTGGCCTTCTGCTTGCCACCATTGGCGAGCCGCTCGAAGACGTGGAGCGGCAGAGCCGAGACGGCGTCAGAGATCACCCGGATGCAGGCCGTGTAGGCCGAGCACGCCATCGAGTTGTCAGCGTTGACGCGAACGCCAGACGGCGTACGGCTGGAAGAAACCTCGGGCCAGTCGATGCCACGCAGGTCGAACATCTTGTAGTCGGCGACGGCGTTTTCGTTCATAGGGTGATGATGTCCCAGTTCTGCTCGGCTGGTTTCGCAGTCGCCACGGCGTGCAGCCCGAGGCCCATCACCAGCGAGACGATGCCGTCGATGCGTTCCGTGCTTTTGGCCTTGCTCGGCTTGATGTTGCCCTGGTGGTCGGTCTGCACTGCCACGTTGCCAGCCATCCACGACAGCACCGGATGATTCCCGTGGCGGATCTTCTCCGAGAGCACGAGGTTCTCCAGCTGCTTGCTCGGGCTGCTCATGGAGCCGTAGCCCTGCCCAAAGCCTGTCACATTCACGCCTTCCCCTTGCAGTTGGGTAGCGAGTTGAGTGGCGTTCCAGCGGTCGATTCCCACCTGCCGGATATTGAACTTCTGTGATAGCTCGACGATGTCGCGGCGGATCACGTCGTAGTCGGTGACGTTCCCATCGGTGGCTCTGATGTACCCGTCACGGATCCACCCGATGTAGTCCACCTTGTCCCGCTGCGTCCGCTCGGCGGCGTTCTCTTGCGGCACCCAGAAGAATGGCAGCACGTCAAAGGTGCCATCGTCGGCCTGGCTCACGAGCACGAATGCCGAAAGGTCATACGTGGTTGCAAGGTCGAGGCCCGCGAACCACTCCCGCTGCTCGAGGTCGCCGGCCAGCGGCTTGCCGCACTTGGCCCAGTTGTCAGGCGAGAGCCACCGCACGTCCTGGGTGGTCCAGACGTTCAGTCTGTATCGCAGGAACGAGTTGAGCTTCGACGGCGATTGCTCGGCCTCGCGGGCGTCGGCCGCAAATGAATCCACCGTGATCGTCTCGCCGAGAGACGGGTTGGCCTTGTGCCACGTCTTCGGGTCTTTCCAATCGTCATCGGGCGAGGCGGCGTAGATGCACCCGAAGAATGCAGGGTCCACTGTTGGGTCGGCAATGCACCGCTCGGCGTAGGCGTGCTGCTCCCAGCAGATCGACTTGCGGTCATAGCCCGCCGTGGTGATCGACAGGATAAGCGGCTGCCGGCGAGCCGCACCGCCGTATCGCAGGGCGTCCCACAATCGCCGGTCACGCTGGGCGTGCAATTCGTCAAAGAGCAGGGCGTGAATGTTCAGCCCTTCCGCACGGAACGCGTCGGCTGAGAGCACCCGGTAGAACGAGTTGCTGGCCTTGTGCACGATCGTCTTCCGGCTGTCGATCACCTCGAGATGCCGAGACAACGCAGGCGAAGCCCGCACCATCGACGCCGCTTCTCGGTAGATGATGCCCGCCTGCTCACGGTCGCAGGCCGCACCATAGACCTCGGCACCCGGCTCCGAGTCGAACGCCGTCATGTAGAGCGCGATGCCGGCCAGCGTCGTGCTCTTCCCCATCTTTTTCGGCAACTCGATGTATCCGACGCGGTGCCTTCGCATGCCGTCAGGGTTCAATCGGCCGAAGAGCTCACGCATCACATGGTGCTGCCACGGCAGGAGCGTGAACGGCTTGCCGGCGTTCTGCCCCTTGCTGTGGCGCAAGATCTTCTCGAAGAAGTGCACCACCCGCTCGTACTTGGCCTGCCCATCTTTGCAGAGATCAGGCACCGTGGAGCTTGAAGAACTCCTCGACTTCGTCGGTTGGCTTTTCTTCCTTGCCACCTAGCCGCGTCCTACTGCTCGGGGTCAACCCAAACTCGCCCATTAGCGAAGCCTGGAGCGCCACTAAACTGCGATACAACGGGCCAGCCGGATTCGGTTTGACGCCACCCAGGTCGGTTCGCATCACCGGGCCAGTGGCCCGCAGCTCGAGTAGGCACGCCTGCGTCGCAGCGTACACCTCGCACAAAGTCGCCAACGCTTCGCCGTCAGCGGTAGTGAGCGTGCCGAGGCCAAGCAGGATCGGCACGAGCTCGTTCCACTTCTCCACGGCGAGCGGCTCGACCATGAGACGCTTCGGCATCGGTGGCGATCCAGCCGGGGCCGGCAGGTCGGGCCGGATCTTCCGCTTGCCTGGATTGCCGGCCAGACGCTTCGCTGCCTCTGGGATTGGCTTTCGGCCTCGGACCATGGCTCACCTCAAAAACGCCGCTGATTTTTGCGGCCGCGCACGCGGAAGAAAACCGTGGGGTTTAGCACAGCGCAGGTTGCAGTTATTTACCCCACTACCGGGGGGGCTACGCAATTGGCAGCAATCGCTGACCTATAAGTCTTGAACCCTTGCGAATGTTGCACTCCCAGCAAGACAACTGCACGTTGTGTATCACGTGCCCGCCTCCGCGAGACATCGGGACAATGTGGTCTATCGTCGGGCATCGTGGGTGCGGTAATCCTGAGACCGTGCTAATCATCCATCTTCTTTTGCACATCTTGCCGCACAGTTGGCATCTCCATCCATCTCGCTTGTAAACATCAAGCCTTTTGATCGGCGTGTATGCAACGCCAAACTTCCTGGCCCGACTCCTAAACTTACTTCTGTTTCCCTTGCGGCTCGCAATCGCACTCTTCTTTCTGCATGATTTGCACGCTGTTGTGCACCAGTGGGCATTGGCAATCACTCCACCACACTTCTGGCATATCGAATCTCCTCGCCACGACTTCATGCAGGCCCGGGAGCAGAACTTGTGCTTAGCGTCTGCTGTTGGCTTTTGGCAAACAAGGCAGTTCACTGACGCCTTGTCGATTGATGCTCGCTTTCGTTGTGGCTCCCACTCATCCACAAACCAAGACGCGAAAGCGATTGCTTTGCGAGTGAGGCCAGGCAGCCCCATGAACGGCCGCTTGAACTCCCTGACATCAGCACCAGCACAGGTCTGGCTGCAGTAATCGTGCCTGTTGTCCTTCACGCGATTCTCGCAGCCTTCACGCTTGCAGGTCTTTTTTGGCTGAATGGACTGCCTTGGTGCCATCTTTGCAGACAGGCCAGCTCGTTTCTTGGCTTTATGGCGGCGACACTTTTCGGCATTGCCGGCTTTTCTGCATGATGCGCTGCCGCAAGTCATGGCCATCTGTCGCTGCGGTGTGGCTGTAAACAATGACCCGCAGACGCGGCACGTCTTCTGTGTTTCCCGAGGCAACCTGCCCCGCTTCCTTGCTTGAAACCGCTGCTGCTTGTCGCAGACCGGACAGCGGTTGCAGTCCTTGCCGAGCGGCGTTGTCCAATCGCTTCCGCACTTCCTGCAAGCCATCGCCACACCTCCTGTGTGACGTTCAGCCTGCGTGCGTTGTCAAACTTTCCGCCGCTGCTCCTGCATCGTCTTCCTGCCGTGGCAACGGACGCAGAGCGTCCGCAGGTTGCCGAGCTCGTCCGTGCCACCTCGAGCCTTTGGCGTTACGTGGTCCACGTGGGCTTCACGCTTGTCGGCACAGACGCGGCCACACTCCTGGCACTGCCACGCGTCGCGGACCAGCACGACCTGGCGGATCTTGAACCAGGCGGCCGAGCAATACCCACGCTGTGCCGCATTGGGCCGTCCGCTCTCGTCACGCCTTGCGGCGGTACGCAGCCTCAGCGGCCTGTGGGTTGGGATCCGCTGAGGCATCAGCTCTTGAACATCACCACACCGCTGGTGCCGGTGCTGTTCGTCGTGGCCGAGACGATCTTCAGATACTCAGTGCCGAACACTTCGTCCGGCAGCGAGTAGGCCCGGCCGTCCGTGCTTGAGGCCGACAGGGTGAGGTCACAGACGCTGCCGTCCGTCTTGAATAGTCGGCGGAAGGTGCCGGCCGGGTTGGTGCCTACCCACATCTGGAGAGTGCTGGCGTTGGTGCTCATGGTGCCGAACGAGACAACAGCACCAGCCACGTCACGCATGTCGAGCGTGGTGGCCAGGCTCGTGGCGGTGTGCAGCGTGATGTCGAAGTCGCGGTACTTACGCGAGATGATCGAGTCGGCCATGCGTGGTCTCCTGTGCCTTTAGGCTAGGGCGGGGGGGCGTCAGCCTTGCAGTGAATCGGGCGGCAGCATCGCCACGGCATCGGCCCACGGGATCACCTCGACGCTCGCCAGGAGCGTCGCTTGGTCGGCGTGGATCCACATCGCATGGAGAAGGCCGCCTGGCATGACCTCAGTGAGCACGTCGGCGCAGAGCATCAGGCGGCCATCGGTCAGCACTCGCGGCATCGGGACGCAGTTGGTGGTGCCGTGTTCCGCGTGGAGTTTCGCGAGCCTCGCGGCGAGTTGCGGCGTGAACACCAGAGCGTATTGCTTGGAATCCTCGTATGAGATCGGCAGCGTAAGTTCTGCGAGTGTCA